CAACTGGATAGAGCAACAGCCTTCTAAGCTGTAGGTCGGGGGTTCGAGTCCCTCCAGTCAGGCCAGCACTGCTGCGTGTGATCATCTTGTGGTGAGCAGCAGCGGAGAAACCCTATACTCTAGTCGGGCATAGGGTTTTTCTTTGATTGTGGATAACCTGTGGATAACCCCTGCTGCGGGCTGCTGCTGTGGACGACCTGTGGACAACTATTTTTGACGATTTTGGTTGACAGATTGGATGTAGGTGCTATAATACTTGTATGATGACAAAGAACACTACACGTAAAAGACGCACAGACCGCAATCATATCATCTATGAGCTGCGTGTGGGCACGGACAACTACATAGGCGTCACAGCAAAGACTGAGACTACTATTAATAAGTCAGTGCTAGCTAGGGCGGCCAAGCACTTCTATCGTGCCAAAACAGAATCAAAGAATTGGCTGCTGTGTCAAGCACTGCGTTCGCTCGCGGACAAGAGCGAGATTCAAGTACTTGTGCATGAGGTCATACGTGGCAAAGCGGCTGCTCACAAGAGGGAAGTAGAGCTGCGTCGCATGATCAACCCTACACTGAACACGGACTGTAGAGGTGATTGACACTGCTGCTAGATGAGTATACAATAGCGGCTTAACGTTAACTAAGGAGCGAACATGCGATACTATGATCATTTGGCAACCTACGAGCGTGAAGGCTTTGACATCATTGTGGACAAGACCTGGGAAGACCTGAATCCACGTGATCTATTCGATGACACCTGCTGCGATATCGAAGCGATCATCAAAGACATCGATCGTGGCCACCTGGACTGGTTCATGCTGCGTGTACGAGCACTAGTTGATGGACACGAGCTGGGCTCTAGCTATGTGGGTGGGTTCTTGTATGAGGACCCCACTGAAGTGCTGCGTGATGGTGTGGTCGAGGACATGATCGCAGAAGCCATTGAAGAAGCACGTAAAGAAGCCCGCAGACTTCAAGGGTCTTTGAGCAAAGTGGTTGACAGTTTGGACGCTGCTGCTTATAATACACACTCAACGAACTACTACGGAGCCTAAACATGCAGAAAGTAACATTTAGCACCAGCGGCAATGGCCTTTGGTCTACAGCACAAAAAACTGTAGAGATCACAGACATGCAGCTGGGCTTTGTTGACGAGGACAAAGAATACGGCGAGCTTTGCGTGTACTTTAACACAGACACTTGGAACGTCAACGAGGATGGCTTGATCTACACAGACCCTCTGTTTAAACAACAGCTGATGACCTTTGTCAAACAGCACGGACTTGTGGTAGACCTGTGCTACAGCGAGCAGGGCATGCAGGGTGACAACTACGTCAGCTTGGACGTGGGCAAAGAGTTCCTGGATAGCTGGGCTGCTAAGTTTGGGGTTGACAGTTTGGCAGTTTGAGCATATAATTGATGCTTAAACACAGTAAGGAGCGAAGATGAAAATGGTTTTTGTAGTACAAGCACAGGGCTTCGGAGATGACGAGCATGCCTTTGAGAACATTGCTGCTTTTACTAAGCGATCACTGGCAGATCACTATGTCGCAGATCTGCAGGAGCAGGATGCTGCGGACGACATGGAGTTTGTTTACAGAGTAGAAGAAATAACCCTACAGGCCTAAGGGCTATCCAAAGTGGTTGACACATTGACAGTTTGAGCATACAATATACACTTACTAACAAAGAAAGAGAGCGAAAAATGGAACAACAAGCACGTGAGTATTTTGTCCGTCGTCTTAACGAAATTGCACAGGAAAAAGTGCAGGCTAAGGCAGTAGCCCTGTTTGGCGAATCGGGTCGTCCTGAACAGCCTACATGGGGCATGGTCTTTGAAGGCATTGCGTCCGGTGAGATTACCCTTAAAGAAGAAAAGCGTGACTACACTGGTCCCTACTTGAATCCCTCTGATGTTGTATGGCCTGCTATGGAAGCAAAGGTCGCAGAGTTGGAAGCATATCGCAAGACTGTAGCACAAGAGAAGCAACGAGCTATGGACGCCTGTATGCTGGACACAGACGCACAACAAGCCCTTACACAGTTCCAGGGTATTTAAAGTTAGGTTGACACGGGCTCCGGCCCGTGTTATACTCTAGGCTAAGTTAAACAAATAGGAGCGAAAACTATGGGTACACGTTCAAGGGTTGCCGTCATGCACGGCGATGTCTGTAAGTCAGTCTACTGTCACTATGACGGTTATCTCAGCTACACCGGCGAAATACTTAACAAGCACTATGACTCAACGCTGGCCAACATGTTGGTAGCACGTGGGGACAACAGTGGTATCAAAGAGACCCTAGAGGAAATGAACTTCTACGAAGAGCGTGAAGCTCGAGGCGAAGAAGTCACAGAGTTCCTGGATAGCACCCCGTGGCTAGTAGCACACACGTTCGATGAGTTCCTCGAGCAGGTCGAAAGCTGCTTTGGTGAGTATTACTACGTGATGCGTGACGGGGTATGGTATGCGGGCTGCGTCTATGCTACCACGGGATTGATCAAAGGGGGTCTAGTGCCCCTCACAGAAGCATTGGCAGCACTGGCCGTTGAGCAAGCGATAGCCGAGGACAATTAACCCTAGACTCTGTAGGGTTATTACTGAATGGAGTTGACAATAGCTCCATTTGGTAATATAATACTAACTTAACTAACAACATTGGAGCGAAACAATGCCAGCAATTATTGAGATCACAGAAGGTACCTACAAGATACGCGGTATGGACACCAGCATGGCGGGTTACCGTTTTGCTCTAGTAGAAGGGTTCCGCGAAGGTGCCCAGGGTGGCTATGTTACTGTAGACGGTGCTAGCGTGACACCAGCAGGTGGCTTGCCCATTCCAGATCGTAAAATCCGCATCCGTTGTGAGGGTGTCCAATCGTATACAATCGTTGAAGGAGACGCTGTGAAAGAAACCCCAGGAGTGACCAGTTTCGAAACTATTAAGAAAAGCGATGCTCTAGTAGCAAATCTGTCAGATGAACAGATCGTAGAACGTCTGCGTAATCGCTTTGATGTGCTCAAAGAAATGACCAAGGCTGTGAAAGCAGGCACAGTTCGTGCTATGATCGTCACAGGCCCTCCAGGTGTGGGCAAGAGCTTTGGTGTAGACGAAGTACTAAGCAAGGACGACTTGTTCAACGCATTGGGCGAGCGTAAGCCACGCTATGAGTTCGTCAAGGGTGCCATGTCAGCAATTGGCTTGTATTCTAAGCTCTATCAGTACAGTGACTCAAAGTCAGTGTTGGTATTCGATGACTGTGACAGCATTTTGCTCGACGATGTATCGTTGAACATCTTGAAAGCGGCTTTGGACACTAGCAAGAAGCGTACTATCAGCTGGAACACTGACAGCCGTATCCTGCGTTCAGAAGGTATCCCAGACAAGTTTGAGTTCAAGGGTGGTGCTATCTTTATCACTAACTTGAAGTTCGAGAATGTGCGTAGCAAGAAGCTTCAGGATCACTTGAGTGCCTTAGAGTCACGCTGTCACTTTATCGACCTTCAAATGGACACAGAGCGTGAGAAAGTTCTGCGTATCAAGCAGATCGTCAATGACGGCATGTTGGATGAATACGAGTTCGAAGACATCCAAAAGGATGAAGTTGTGGACTTTATCATGGAGAACCGTTCTAAGATGCGTGAGTTGTCATTGCGTACAGTTCTTAAGGTAGCAGACTTGCGTAAGAGCTTTACCACAAACTGGAAAGCCATGGCAGAAGTAACTGTTATGAAAGGAGCATCTTAATGTCAACATGTGAGTACATTGGCCCGGACCAAAAGGAGTGGCCCTACACTCTGTGTGGGAGCAAGGCTCTATCCGGCAAGGCCTACTGTGGAGAACACTACTGGACAGTCTATAGGAAGGGTAGTGCCTCCGCAGGCAAGCGGGCAGAAAAAGAAGTTGAGAAAGAAATCGCTGAACTAGCCCTTCAGCAAGAGATCGAAGAACAGGAAGCAATGGAATGAAAAATATTATGACTTTAATAGCGATGATTGCCCTCATCGTGGTGTTGGTAGTGGCAGGCCCACTGCTGGTAATTTGGGCATTGAACACTCTGTTCCCCGTGCTGGCTATTCAGTATACGGTTTGGACATGGTTAGCCGCTCTTATTTTGGGTGCGGCGGTTGGTCCTAATATCAAGTACAAACGGTAAGATTCGTTGTTGACTTGCGTTTAGGATCGTTGTATAATGTTTGTACGCTGATAGGATATCAGCTTTAATTTAAATTAAAGGAAAACACACAGATGAAATATCTTTACTCTAAAGAAACAAAAACTTTCAAACTTCAAAAAGCTCTACAGAGCGGTGACGTTGTAACTGCTTCACAAGCAGAAAAGCGTTTTGGTATCAAGAATATCAACGCAGAAGTAAGCCGCATCCGTCAGAACGGTTATGCTGTTTACACCAAGAACCGTACAGCCGGTAATGGCGTTAAGGTCACTGAGTATGTGATGGGTGATGCTAGCCGTGAATTAGTTGCTCTTGCATACAAAGCTAAGGCAGCTGGCTTGACAGTCTAAAGTTTACAAAGACCAGCCGATTCGCTCCCGGGGACGTCTTTGAGGGTTGTGGCTTAAATGCCACAGCCCTTTTCTTTTGGCCGGCACTCCCAGGTTGACAGTTTGGATACATAGTGTTACAATAGACACATACTAAGAGATTAGGAGCGAACGATGTTTACAGCAGATCAAGTATGGGGACTGGCAGTAGCCGCAGATCGTATCAACGAGGGCTACTTCAAAGAGCCAGAGTTCGAACCTGACAGCAACACTATTCTCCGTAAAGCCAACAAGACTATGGTCAAAGACTGGCTTCGTGAGAACAACTTCTCAGCAGCAACAGCAGCTGACATCGAGACGGGGCGTGATGTTCGCAACTACTTCAACGGCTTCCTACTCAAAGAACTCTCTGGGAAGATCAATGACTTTGAGCGTCAGGCTTTGAAGATTGCCCAAAAGGACGAGTTCACGGGTCGCGATATGTTCGATTTCGCTGTGGTCTCATGCTTGCCAGCTGCTATGCTGCGTGATCAAGCCAAGAAGGAACTTACAACTGAGATCAGGTTCAGCAC